AGCGTGTCTTGTATCGCCGATCCAGCCGTCCGAAGTTCGATCTCGACCGGGGAATGCATCATCGATCTGTTCACGAAGTTGAATTGCGGATTTGCTCAAGCGCGGCTTCACAATCAGCACACTCCCATCGCTTTAGATCGTTAAGAAGAATGGAATCATGTCCGCACTCTGGCATTGGTGCTATAAAAGCATCATCAACAGGATCATAAATGAAACCAATGCCAGCAAAGTTATATCTAATTCTTGCATTGTAACTCGTCCTCTTTACTGTGTATGGCGTGCCCTGAGCATAATAAGTTTCAGTATCTAAGCCATCAATAAGCTCGGTTTCATCTTTGCCTACAATTACGGCAATCACAGTATTTGTATCGTCTAAGTATGCGTAATGTGCCATTATGCCCAACTTACTGTGTCTGAAAGACCTGCTGCGGTAATTGTTGTAACCTTAAATCCGCCTGAAGGTGCTGGCGTTGATTGTGTTACTCCACCGCTGAAAGTTGCAGTTAATGTGTCGGGGTATTTTAGAATGATTACGCCGCTACCGCCTGCAGCTCCGCCAGTTGATCCACCGCCACCGACAGATCCACCACCGCCACCGCCGCCACCAGTATTAGCAGTTCCAACAGTTCCAGAAGTATTTGTTATCCACTTACCACCAGCTCCACCGCCACCTGTTCCACCTGCGCCGCCTGTTTGCTGGAATGTTCCTCCACCACCGCCGCCTGCGTAAGTAAGAGATGAACCAGTTATAGAAACCGCAACGCCATTACCACCTGCGCCGCCAGCAGTTGCTTGACCATCTTGTCCAGCAACACTCGCTCCGCCACCGCCGCCAGCTTGAATATTGTTATCGCTTCCAGAATATGTGCGACCAGCACCACCAGCTCTACCTTGATTCGTAGTACCTGCTCCGCCAGATCCAGGGACGTTCGAGCTTGCGGCTCCACCGCCCCCTGAACCGCCCGTGCTACCAGAAGGTGCAGGGCTCGCATTACGGCCAGTAGCACCAGCGCCACCCTTTGTGGAAGTTATGGAAGCAAAAATACTATCGTTACCGTTTGTGGCCGCTGCGCCACCAGCGCCGACAGTTAATGCATAAGTTGTTAATTTAGTTAAGGTCAAAGCAGTTTCTAAAGAACCACCACCACCAGTTGCAGTAACTGTAGAGCGCAACCCACCAGCACCACCACCGCCGCCTGCATAGCCATCTGTGTGATTACCACCGCCAGCACCACCTGCAACGACGAGATAATCGACGGAGAAAGTGGGTGGAATAGGTGCGGAAAGTAAAGAAATTACATTATTAAGCATTATCCAATTGCTCCAACAACGTACCAAGCATCTGTACCAGTTTTAATGCAAGCTGCGCTTTTATACTGTCCGAGCGTAGGAGAAGCCGCAGTTGAGCCAGCAGACAGAATCGTTGTAGTGCCAGGAGTAACGGCAGAGATAGTGCATATGCCAGCACCGACATTGAGGATGTTAAGAACTGTGCCAATAGGGAATGCTACTGAGGCATTGGTAGGGATTTTGTAGGCAATAGCGGTGGCTTTGTTCATAGGCACTAGCACCTGATATTGGTCTGCTGATACGGCCGTATAGTCTGCCGTCTGGGCAGTTTTGACCTCAAAGGATACTAGCCCGTTGTAGTCGGCGGCAGTAAAGATGTCGCCTGTTGATGCTGGAAAGCCTGTTGCCATTGTTTTTCTCCTAGTATCCCATTATGGATTGTCCGATTATACCGTAAGTCGATGATCCAATAATGAATCCTTCGACTATAGGCTCAAGTGTTGTAACTGTGCATTTCATACTGTTAGGGGTTATGTCCCATGCCAAGCCCTGCACCTGCAAGGTTTTGACGATTGTCGAGCCATCTGGCTGGACGTTAGTGATCTTTACATTGTCAAAGTAATCGAGGCCGATGATTGTGTCGGTTGGTACATTTGGATCGAGTAGATCAAGCGTAAGTGCATCGATTCTGATCGTTGTCTCGCTTCTTGTGGCTACATAAATCTTGGCAATATCTAAAACCTGCGCATCGGTCTGAGGGATCATGTCTGTGACTGTCGTGCCGTGAGGAAAATACTTAGCCGACGATGTGGCATCTGTGGCCACTTGAGCCGTGCCACCAATACGGGTCATGCTTGCCTGGTTAATGATGAGCTTGTCATCAAAGGCGTATCGAAGGTCTGAATAAGGAATGCCTGTGGTCTGGTTGAACTCAATAGGCGCTGCTGCTAGGGAACCAACAACATCGGTGCGATCCTTGAACTCAGCCGTTCCATCAGTACGGATAAAGAATGCGCCCTGCTCTGCGAACTCTGCTGCCTTAAGAGCTGCGAGGGATGAACGAGATGTTCCCGGATCTGCTTGAACTGTCGTTGATCCCGTGTCCACGATTCTCATCGATGTAGGGAATGAGACCTGATCTAAAATCTTGGTGATGCGTGTGCCAGTTGTCTGGCCTGCCGTAGCGTCGGTTACTGTTGAAACGTTAGCCATTTGAAACAGGCGGAAAGCATCTGAGCAGACAATATCGACGTAGCCAATCTCTTGGCCTGTTGGATAGTAATACTTGTATGAATCAACATAGCCTGAAAATAGAAAGTGTTGAGTCGTAGGGGTCGTGGCTGCTACACGAATTTTGCGAAGTGGAGTCAAATAGCCAAAATAGGGACTGGATGTATTTTGAGGGTTGAAGTAAGAATCAGGATCTAAAACTCGAACTGTGCAATTGCCTGATTCATAAGTATCGCGCATGATGTTACGGCCACGGCTGATCTTGATTGATCGAGTAACGCTACTAAGATCGACTACTGGATCGGGAACTTCTGTCGATGCGAACTGTGATACTCCGATAACGCCGTTGATAGGGTCGCCAATAGTAAACGGATAGCCGAACGTAGCCCCCTGGCTAAAATCGAACGATACCGAAATAGTGGCAGGAAGACTCATAATGCAATAGCACCCTTAGCGCCGAAGCGGTTGGTTGAGGCGAATGTGCCAGATAAAGAATCGTTTACTTGTTGTTTAGTAATGATTGCCGCTACATCTTCACCAGCGACTTCTACCCTTACGTTTACATTAGCTGCTGCCGCATCGGCCGCTGCCTGGGCTGCATCCGCTCGTCTTTGCGCTTCTGCGGCTGCAACAAGTGCATCGATCATTTCTTGAGTCGCATCTGATGTGGCCACTATTGTCTGTGGAGCGGAAATAATAGTTTCTTGACTTACTCCTAAACTTGCGGCCGTGTACGCCATAAGATTGTCAGGAATCTTCCAATCCGCATAAGGATTAGGGGCTTTAGGGGTTGTCAGTAATGACTGGCGAAGCTCATTCTGTCGCTTAATTGCCGCGTCCAACTGATCAGAAAGACTTGTTGCAAGTGCTGCATTGCCTGCAAGTAAAGCCTTCTGTAATTCTAGAGATAGGCGATCGGTCTCACTGATCTTTCCCTTAAGTGCTGCCTCTATGCCAATCGCGTCAAGGTTCAGAGTCTTTGATGCTTTCTGTAAAGCTAATGATTTTTTCTGTGTATCAAGTGCCTTCTTCTGCATATCTGCCAGCGCCTTATTGCGCTTGGCTGCGTCCGCTTCTGACTTCTTGCGAGCTGCAATCTGTGCTGATGTCTCATAGATACCCATTGGCTGAGAACCCAAGTAGCCCATTGATGGCGCATTACGTCTGAACTTTGCTGCCTTCTCGGCTGCATCGATGGCCGCTAAAGCATTCTTCTCATAGTCGTCGAAAGGGTTAAAACTGGCCAAAATGGCACGATCGCTAGTAAGGACGTATAACTTACGGAATCCGAATACTACTGCTGAGACTGTGTCTGCAATCTTGGTTGCAAGGGTATCGATCTGGTTTACGAATTGTGTTGTGTCGCCTGCAGCAAATACTGATACGAGGGAATCGACTAGCGCTCCGCCAATCTTCTCGCTGGCCTCACCTGCTGCAGTTGTGATGAGCTGCAACTTACCTGCATAGGTTGTTAGAAATTCTGCACTAGCGCCTGAGAATTGCTTATTGAGTCGCTCTTGAACATCTGCGAACTTCATGGTCTTTAGCTCGGCTTGAGATAGTCCTAGCGCATACTTGCGCAGTCCTCGAGTCTGACCAACATAAGCCAGGCTGAGATCATTGACAACTGTCTCATAATCCACGCCAGACCCGGCGGCGATGTCGGTCGCCTGGGTAAGTAATTCTTGAGCCTTAGCAACTGAGCCAGTAGTCTGCAATAGTCGTTGCATTGCAGGACGTAATTGATCGTCAGTAACGCCAGACATCTTAGATAGATCAGATATATAACGCTCGATGCGTGGAGTCTCAAATTCTAGGCCAAGATTCTTAACTGCTAGGGCTAAACGATTGGCAGCCTTCTCGTCTTCGATGAAAGCCATGGAAGCGTTCTTAGTAAACTTGAGAAGCTGCTGCGCTCCAAATACTGCTGCAAGGCTTTTGCCTAGTCTCTTGACTTGCTTGTCAAGGGCACTGACGCTCTTACTAGTGTCGCCGAGTGCCTTCTTGCCTTTATTCTCGACGACAATCGGAATCCGTAACTCAGCCATTGTTATTGCCTTTCGCGTTAAACTTTGCGGCGGCCTTTTCTAGGGCTCGAATTACTCCGACCTTGGCCTTACCTTGATCCTGATCGTAAGCCTTAAACATCGCACGGCCTTGCATCTTGTTACGGCCAGCAAATGAACCCTGGAATCTTGGTGAGAAGTTGCCAGTCATTCCAGACTTGCGTCCGGCGGTCTCAACGATCGCACCTGCTGCAGTTTTATTGTGAATCGATACTGATTGCACCCAACCCTGGCGATTAGGCTTAGTAGGCGTGAGCTTGTAGCCAATTCCTCGACGAGCCTCAGCCGCGTCATACATCGGAAACTTTGCAGTCTTTACTTCATGCTTTACGAATCCAGATGGAGCCTCTGAATTAGATGGAAGAAATCCTCTAGCCTTCTTTACGACTGGCTTAAGAAATCCCACCATCTCGTCGCGAGTCTCTTTGTCTAGATCAGGCGAGAATTGCTTAAGAGCCTTGCGAAGCGCACTAGCGCCTTTTAGCTCTGTAGGCATCTGCCTGCTCCTTTGCTCTATCCTTCAGCGCCTTAAGTAGCATCTGAAGCATCGATGAATCTAAATCTATTAAAGATTGTGGAGGGATAGCCGTCTCAATGCTCAAGCGAGCGATGAGATAGTGGATGCTATCCCTGCCTAGGCCAAAGGGTCAGACTCAGCAACCTCTACACTCTTAAGAGTTTCGAGAAAGTCTGCGCCGAATGGCTTGACTGTGACTCCACTTAGTCGAAGGCCTTCCCATGCAAGCCAATAGACATCTGTCTGACGCTCCAAATCTCTAAACGCCTTATGGAACCCCATCTTTGCGTATAGTTCGAACGCGTACTCTAATCGAGGAGTGATCTCGATCTCGGTGACTGTATTGTCTGCCATTGTGACTATTAACTTTGCCATGCTATGCCCCTTTGTTTAGTTTCTTAGAATGTGCCTGTTGTGGCAACTGCTACTGTACCAGAGACGTTGAATGTCAATGATTGAGTACCGAGATCGCCGACTGCGCCGTTGATATCAGTTGTGCCGTTGATTAAGCAGGTCATGGTGTAAAGAGGGTTAGTCGCGCTTACTGCGGTTCCCTTTTCTTGGAGTAGAACAACTGTGACGTTGGTTCCCCATGCAGCCTGAAGGGTTGCAAGGACGTTCGCTGATGCGGTGTCGTTAAGGAAGTCGATTGTGACAGATGATGCCTCAAGGCCTTTAACGAACTTGTGTCCGCCGTCGCCCATTGCAGTTACTTCTAGCTCATCGAATGATCGGTTAAGTGTTACTGCGGTAACGTGGTCTGAAAGATCGACAGAGTTAACCTTCACGCCGACCTTGTTGTTTAGAAATACAGCCATTTAGGTTATTCCTCGTCTTTCTTAGTAGATGGTTTTGGTGCTGATGGTGCTACCTGCCCGATCTTCTTCAGGAAGGCTTCTTGCTCTTTTTCCCACTCGGACATTTTAGCTCCAACTCGTTAGGACTGAGATATTGATATTACAGGTTAGTAGATCACCAGACGCGGCATTGAGTACGGCTGGAGCCGATACTTCTGTCACGTTGTAGGTGTAGGCAGATGCAGCGAGCAGGTTAAAAACCCGGACGATGTTATCTTCCATCCCGTTAAGGTTGCCTTCATTATCTAGAAGGGGAACCATGACGGAAATTACGAAATTGGCCATAGGCGAGATAGTTGAATGCCAGCCGTTAGATGGTGAGATATACGGATCAGCAGGTGCGACTATGACGCTATTGGCGATAGGTGTTGCAGGTGGAAATGAGAAAACTGAATACTTTGTGTTATCGGTAAGAGCTGCGGCGATTCCTGCGCGTAGGGTTGATATGGCGGCCATTAGCCCACCATCGATCTCGGATCAAGATAAGGTGCAAGTAATCCACGAACACGCGCTAGAAGGGTATTGCCCATGCGGTAAGGAGAAGGCTGGTAGCCATCGATTGTGACTCCGCCTGAAGATGGAGCCTGACGGCTTTGCCAGATGTCGATCGAGATCATGAGAGCAGCCTCTTGAATTGCTGGGACTGTTGCTGGATCAAGATAAGTAGAAGCCTTAATGCTGGCGTAAGGATTGAAAGGATGTTTAGGAGTATCTGTAACATGTGAAGTAGTCACTGTAAAGGATTGATTGCCTACTCCAGTAATTGTTTTACTGCCGTTGAAATGTGATCCTGCGCCTTCAATGACGACTGTCTGGCCAACGTAGTAAGTCTCTCGGACGTTAAAATCGAAATATAAAGTGCCGACTGTTCCCACGTTAGAGTGAGCCACAGCAAAATTAGTGTTATTCCAAACAAAAGGTAGCAAGACATTATCTGCGGCGTCGCAGACCTGTTGCAAGACGGCATCAGTATAAAGAGTGCCTACGCCTAAAGCGGTGCGAAGCTCTGCAACTGTTGTGAGTGCCATGCTAATCCTTTCTAAAGACTGGCGGCGGAGAAGGGCACTCCGCCGCCAGCGACTTAGGGGTGGCTTACGCCTTGTTGTTCTTGAATGCGCCTGCTCCGACCTTGGTCGCAATTGCGCCGTAGCCGTAGTAGCCGATTGTTACCTGTCCTGCTGCAGTTGATTCTGCGCGTAGGCGGTATGTTGGTGACTCGTACCATGTGTACGCATCTGGGTTTACGATAAGAAGTGATCCATCCTTATCTGTATCAGATGATGCAGCAACATTTGCTGTTACGTATAGATCGAGTCCAGCGACACGTCCACGAAGGGCTGTAGGAGTTGAAACTCCTGGCTGATTCATTGGATTTGTTACTTCGTTGTAGATTGGGCGACCCGAGTCATTCAATGACATGAGGTTAGACCATTGTGAAGTGTTGGCGATAAGGTTGCGAGCAAATGGATTTGGAAGTCCTGCTGTCGCTGCGTAGACAGAAGCTGCACCGCGAGAGATGATTCCAAGAAGCTCTGAAGCAGTTGGGTATGTTGCAACTGTTGTTGCATCTGCTGTCGCTCCTGAAACAAGCGCTGCGTGTACTGCTGCGTCTGTTGCCTTTGCATAAGCTGCTGCCATGTTGCGGACGAGCTCATCAAAGAATGCTGGAGATGTACGATCGAGCAATTCTACTGAGAATGTCTGCTGTCCAGCATACTTCTTGACTGTTACTGACAAGAATGATGATGTCTGGTCTGTGTCTGAAAATGCTGCTTCTTCTGCAGTTTCTGCAACTGTTGGCATTGCTGTGATCTTTGGAATCTCGAATGTCATACCGGCATCTGGAAGGACTCCACGAGAGATTGCTTCGATTGATGGACGGATTGTTGTTCCGAGTGGGTTGATGATTTCTGACAATTGACGTGTTGGTACAAGACCAGCGTTGTCTGTTGTGTTGTCTGCTGCTGCGATGTACTGACGAGCTGACTCATCGCCGAGTGCTGCGCGAATTGAGTTCTCTGCATACTTTGCTGCAGTTAGTTCGATACGTGGCTTTGTGTAAGCCATTGCTGTTACAGCAGGGCGAGCAGCTTCAACTGCGGCAGCCTCAACTGTAGGTGTTGCTTCGACTGCTGAAGTGGTGTCTTCCACGGTGGCTGTCTCGCTTTCTGTTGGTAGGGTTTCTTCGACGGCTTCATCTTCAGATGCCGCGATATCGGTTACGGCTGCAGACTTAAAGGCTGCTGCCTGAACCAAACTTACTTCGAGTAGGTCAGCACTCGATACATACAGAACGCCATTTTTAGGCTTTGCTGCATTGACCATAACTCCGACTGAAAGACCAGTACGGAGTTCTTCTGAGGCTTCGATGAGAGCATCTGTGCCACGGGATGATTTAGAAATTTTGAAAGAGGCATAAATACCATCTTCTGTTTCATTGAAGAATTGAGCGCGGCCGATTGGCTGCTTTGGATCATGCTCTAATAGGAGCTTCACTTTGCTTGAATCAGCTATGTTAATCGCTCCGCGCTCAAAGACAACTGCACCGGCTGAGGTATTACCAACCTCGCCGTCAAATGGCACGATCTTGCCAGAGATAGTGCGTGCTGCGCTATCTGCAGTGAGTTCTGCCGAGAATGTAAGCATCTCGCTCATATCATTCCTTCGCTTCCGTTAGGTGTTAGGTCTGTCATTGCCATTGCTTGTTCTTGGGTGATCAACTGGAGATCGAGCATCTCACGAATCACTGCTAGTTCTTGCAATGGGTCTGTACGTAGATAATTTTTGTCGATGTCAAACTTGACGATGTTGCCACGAGCAGTGATGTCATCCATAGATAGACGATCCTCGATGGCTGAAATAAATGGCTGCAAAGATAGTGTGAGGAACTGGCGACGCTCATCAGTTACGTTGGCATAAGTCATCGTTGTGTTTTGATCTGCTGAGACGTAGTAAGGAGGAACGTTGCAGAGACGAGCGATCTCAGTGGCAAGATTCTGAATAGCCTCGTTATACATCATGTCTTTAGGGCTAAATCCAACTGTCTCGTACTGGAGAGTTGAGGTGAGATAAGCCGTGGAACGGTTTTGACGAGCGTTCTTAAAGGCTGCTAGGAGTCCTTGGACTTCTGCTGGTGGCAGGTCTGCGCCTGTGTTCTTCAGGTAGCCAGTAGGCATTGGAGTCGCTGCTGCAACTACTGACGCTTTTTGAATGTCAAGAGCTGCACGAATAGTTGATGTGCCTGTGTTTAAAATGCCATCGCTTAATGATTGGAATGTAATGAGTGACCCAAGGCCGTCCATCGGTACTGTTGTGCCATCGATGGCGTAAGACTTCACGAATACGTTATCGCGATCAAGTGTTGCAGTTACTCGACTGTTAGCGATCCACTCGAAGCGTGAAGGACGGCCATCTTCTTGATAAGTCTCAACGACTTGCCAGAAGGCCTGTCCGTAAAATAGAAGTGAATCAACTGTGTAAGCAATGGTGACGGAACGTGGCTGATGGTAGGAAGGTTGCTCAAGCCAGAGAGGCTTACCTAATTCTTCGCCAGTTGATTTCTTATAAAGCTCAAGTGGGATTGTTCCGATTGTGCCAGCAAGTAGGTTACGGCATCGAGCTAGTGCCGGTACTCCCATGGCTTCCGTACGACCGACATAAGCAAACTGAAATGGCATCGCATAGGGAGAATACTCACCTAGGACTTGAGGTGCATACTGCGCTTCAATATCAGACTTTGATGCTGCACCTGTAAGGCGCGAAAGGATACCCATAGATGGCAATTATACACTACATGTAGTCTATTCCGTGTAAATAGCCGCTACCTGTTGTGGTTTCATTAACATCGATACAACCATGGCGAGAGAGATTGGCGCAGATACATCGCCTGCGCTCTTGCGTTTAACAATACGCCAAGATGAGTCGTTGGTCTTAGCTGCGCAGTTGTTCATCTGCTTAATCAATTCCTCTTGGCCGTTGTGGACTACTCGACTATTGACAAGGCCATCGAGAAGATCCGAACACGCCTGATAAAACTGCTGGCCTGAGACGTCTTGGATAATCTGACCTGCATTGGCAAGGCGCTCGGCGATCGTCTGCGTTGTGTACTTGTCGTAGCAGATCATCTTAGGTCGGTACTGATCAGCCCATCCCTTAATGTCGGCTGCGATCTTTAAGTCATCTACCGAGACTTGAGACTCCCACGTCTGGAGAATCCCGACGCCGATTCTTCCGTCACCCATAATCTGACCAGCAACGAGGCTTGCATTCCGACGAGACGGAGAAACATCAAAGCCAAAGATCGTATAACCGCCAACTGGAATCTGGAGTGTGGCATCGGACGTTGCTTCAAGTACGCCATGAGGCCACGGACTTTGCAGAGAATCAATCCATTGGCATAAAAGCTCAGTTCTAATATCTTCAATCTTGTTAGTTGCCACTGCTTCCTCAAGTGATTCCTCCGTAATTGTGTAACCAAGAGCAGGGTTGCTCATTGCCCAAGCGTTTCTATCTGTGATCTTGCAGTATTGAGGTGCTGAGTATTCATAAAACCCAAAAGACTTAGGAGGCGCAGATAATGCTCGCTCTCGAAGGGTATTAAGAGTCTCTGAAAAGGCGTCACCAGCATTGCTAGTTAAAAGGGTCTGGGAATTAGGACGGGCTCTGGTCGTTGGTATAGCAGCCGTGTAGCCGTCCTTAGATATCTCTCGAACCTCATCGATCCAGAGAAAATCTGCGGTGCGTCCGCGAGATGAGTCGCGAGTATCAGATACCAAGTCAAGTGTTGCTCCGTTTAGCAGCTCGATGCGCTCGCCGCCGTTGGCGTAGCGAATTGCCTTAGTGCCAGCCTTGAGGTGAGGTGCATTCTCGATGATCCAAGCGATTTCACGAAATGTCATCAGAGCAGTTGCTCGGTTAGAGGACATGATGAGGTGCTTTGTTTCACCACCATAGAACAGACCCCAAATGACACGCATACGCCCTAGATGGCTCTTGCCGTTCTGGCGTGCCACCAATAACAGGGTTGTCTTGCGAACGTACATGCCTTTGGTATCTACTCGCATCATGTCATCAAGCAGCCACTTTTGCCACGGCAATAAAGGCGTGCCTAAGTCCTCTGCCATCTTGGCAATCTCATCTGAGCGTGTTTTGCCCTTGAGAAGTGGACTGTGAAGCCTTGCCTTGGTTGCCCCTCGTAAGGCTTGTTTACGAGCTGCCACTAGTCAGGACTGTCTGTGACTGGTCGGGTGATAAACGGACTGTCTTGGTGAATTTCGGACTGCATCGGGTAGATATTGCCAGA